ACTTATCAGGAATCCAGGAATACTTGAAGAGCTTGGGACTGGAAGTCGATGATGCGATGATGGTCGCTACTAAAGAAGCAGCAGTCTTTGGATCCAAAGAACTCAAGAAGAAGTCCAAGGAGAAATTCGGAGGAACAGGCAAATATGCCAAGGGTTGGACCTATAAGCAGACTCGTGACGGATATGTCATCTATAACAAGCCTGCTTACCGTCTGACACACCTTCTTGAGAATGGTCACTACAAGGTAGACCGCAACGGCGTGAGTCACGGCTTCAAGAGTGGGACTCCCCACATCAAGCCGACCGAAGACGATACCGCTGACTTCTTAGAAAAGGCAATGATGGAGGAATTGGATAACTTATGACGATACAAACCATATATGAGGCATTAACCGATGCCGGATTCAATACCTTCTACGGGACGGCTCCCAAGGGAACCAAGTGCCCCTTCGTAGTGTTCGCGCAGGTCGAGCACCCGAACATCCTCGCAGATGATAAGACTTACTTCAAAACTACCGAGACTGAACTGACTCTTGTAGAGTCTCAGGCTCACGACTTCGCACTTCAGACATCGCTTGAAGAAGTTCTGGACGGGTTGGACCTTCCGTACACTATGTCGGAAGCATGGCTTCCCTCCGAGAACGTCATTGAAACCTATTACACGATCGCCGTCTATGGCGGGATCGTTGATAGTAATGAATCTTAATACAGGAGGAACACTCTTATGGCAGACAACAAAATAAGCTACGGCTTGTCTAATGTGCATTATGCCATTGTTACAGAAACCACGAACGACGGTGTTACGACATCTTCCTATGGTACTGTAAAAGCTTGGCCCGGTGCGGTCAATCTCTCTCTGAGCCCTGAAGGCTCCCAGGACCCTTTCTTCGCAGATGATTCTACTTATGTAATGCTGAACGCTAACAGCGGTTACAGCGGAACATTCGAGTCTGCTATCATCCCCGAGGATGTCTTGAAGTCCGTTCTGGGTCAGACAGTAGATGCTGACACAGGTCTCGTTGTTGAGAACAAGGATGACACGGTTAAGTTCATCGCTCTCATGTTCGAGTTCAAGGGCGACCAGAAGAAGAGGAGATTCGTCTTCTATCGCTGCAACCTCGCAAGACCTGACATCGCATCACAGACAGTAGAAGATTCCATCTCACCTGTTACGCAGACTGTTAACATCACAGCTACGCCCAGGCCGGACGATGGAATGGTTAAGTCTTACTGCAACGAGGGTGACACCATCTATAGTTCATTCTATGATGATGTTCCCGTTCCCGCAGGATCTTAATGCAAATGCCGGACGGGGATATTCCCTGTCCGGCTTTTTTCAGATTAAAGGAGACAGATCATGAAAAGTATATTTGTTGGGGCTGAAGAAGTCCCTGTAAAAGCGACAGGATTCACTACCATATTGTTCAAGAGGTTCACAGGTAACGACTTGATGTCGGTATTGACAGACAAGGAGAGAGAGTCAGAGAAGATCAACGATGTCCTGGCTCTTTTTTATTGCATGAGCGTACAGGCAAAGGAAGAGACCATTGGTGCGATGCTCAACAAAGTAACTGACACGAACGACTATTACGAGTTCTTGAACAGATTCGAGAGCCGAGACCTTTACTCGCAGGACGTATTGACTGCGGTAATTACAACATGGGTTTCGAGCACAAACAGTAAATCAACAGCAAAAAACGGGTAAAACCCTCAACGAGAGAGATCAACACGGCAGTGCTCACATTGAGAGCCTTGCAGATAGGTCTTCGATTGGAAGATCTCGATCTCTTGACCTTGGGGGAGATACTCGATCTCATCGTGGAACGTTCCAACGATGAATACCAGTACCCGGAGAAGGGTACGACCGAATCCATTGACAGAATGTTTGGAGGATAGGAAATGTCCAAGGGTAGCGTTAAGGGCATCACCATAGAGATCGAAGGCAAGACCTCGGGTCTCACTAAATCATTAAAAGAGGCAGATGCAGCCCTCGCAAAGACCAATAGAGCTCTCAAAGAAGTAGAGAAAGCCCTCGAACTCGATCCTTCTAATATCGAGCTCGCAGCTCAAAAGGAAGCCTTGCTCGCAGAGAAGGCTGACCTCACATCCAAGCGTTTGGAAGTGTTGAAAGAGGTCCAGAAGGATGCTCTGAAGCAGTTGGAGAGTGGAGCAGAAGTCTCTACGGCTTCTCTGGCAGAGTTATCGGCTGAGATCGTATCAACAGAGAAGAGCCTCGATGGAATGGAAGGTTCTGCCGACGAAGCATCCAAGGACATCGACAAAGTTGGTGATTCTTCCAAGGATGCAGGCGACAAGACCGAGAAGTTTGCCAAGGCAGCCGAGACGGCAGGCAAAGTCGCCAAGGTTGCTTTCACAGCTGTGGCCGCTGCTGCGACCGCAGCGGTTGGAGCCGTTACGGCAGTAGGCAAGGGCATCGTTGACATTGGTAAGAAACTTGGCGAGATGTCCGTGCAGGCTGCTTCCAGAGCAGACGAGATCATGACAGAGTCTACGATCTCCGGCATATCCACAGACACCTTCCAGGAACTGAAGTATGCAGCCGAATTGGTAGACACGTCAGTTGATACCATTCAGGGGTCTCTCGTTAAAGTAACCAAGTCCATGGCATCTGCTCAGGGTGGATCCAAGGGCATGATCGAGAACTTCAAGAAGCTCGGTGTGTCCGTTACAGACTCCGCAGGCAACCTCCGAGACAGTGAGGATGTCTTCGCTGATGTCATCACGGCTCTGGGTAACATCGACAATGAGGCCGAGGCCGATGCTCTGGCAATGTCTGTCCTGGGCAAATCCGCAGGCGACTTGAAGCCTCTCATTGCAGCAGGCGGTGATGAGCTGAACAGGCTGAGACAAGAAGCACATGATGTCGGCTATGTCATGGGCGACGAGACCCTTGAGAAGTTCGGTGCATTCGATGACAACATTCAGAAGTTGAAGAATGGGGCTGAGGCTGCACAGAACGCGATCGGCGGAATGATGCTTCCTGCTCTTACCGAGTTGTCCGGAGAAGGTGTTGACCTTCTGGGACAGTTCACCAATGCTCTGAACGAGGCTAACCAGTCAGGTGATTATGATACATTCGCTGATAAGCTGAGTGGAATGGTCACCCAGGCAATGGATTCCATCACCAAGAACATTGGTCCCATTATTGGGACAATTACAACAGTTATCAATACGGTTATCCAGGCAGTATCGAAGCCGGAGGTAATGAGTGGTCTTGTTGGTATGGTGACATCAATAATCACCACGCTCAATACGTCACTCCTGTCTCCCGAGAACATCACGATGCTAATGGGAGCAGCGCAGACCATCCTCGGCTCTCTAATGCAGGGTTTGATCGCTAATTTGGATCCGATCTTGCAGGGCGCAGCGATGATGATCTCTACTCTGACCACGGCTTTGCTGAATCCGGAAGTATTGAGCACCCTGCTCACGGCAGCCCTGGGAATCATATTGAATCTTGTAGATAGTATCACGGAAGTCCTTCCGGAGCTCATCCCGATAGCGATCGAAATCATAATGACTCTGGTCAATTCATTGCTGGAGCCTTCCACTCTGAAGAAGCTGCTCGAAGCAGGTATCAAGGTGCTCATAGCCGTTATGGACGGTATCAGCCAAGCCCTTCCTGATCTTATTCCGGTCATTATCCAGGCGATCGGTGTCATTGTTGACACGTTGATTGAACATACGCCCGAGCTCCTTGAGAGTGGTATCAAACTCGTAATGAGTCTGATCTCCGGTCTCGTTCAGGCAATCCCTGAGATCATTGCACAGGGTCCCAGATTCCTCACGGGCATCATGCAGATGTTGAAGGACATCCCCGGAAGACTTGTCACGATGGCAACGACTTGGGGCAAGGACCTCATTGATAACATGATCAAGGGGTTCAACGAGAACTTGAACAAACTCAAGACCGCAGCAGGGAATATCGCATCGACGATAAAGTCCATCCTCGGCTTCAGTGTTCCTGAAGAGGGACCGCTTCATGAATGGGCCTACAACAACCCCGGCTCTGACATGATCGACCTGTTCTCAAAGGGTATGTACTCCGAGATGGGAGTTCTTGAGAGAGCGTTGAACACGACGGCAGGGATCATCGCCAACGGAATGCAGCCGGATTACTCCATGCAGTTGGCAGGCATCTCCGGTCAGCTCGCAGGAATGAACAGAGAACAGCAGATCGTTATTCCTGTCAACATTGCAGGAACAAGGCTCGACACGGTCATTACAAAAGCACAGAACACAACAAACTATCGTTCCGGAGGACATTGATATGCTGGGACACAAATACTTGAAGCTCGGCGGTGTGTTCATTCCGAACCCCATCGACTTCGCCGAGAACTATACAGACATCGAGAACATAGGGAACTCTGAAAGCGGTAGAGAGCTGGTCATGGTCACAAGACTTCAGAAGAGGTCTTGGACCTTGACCTTTCAGT